TTTATAACCTTCCTGAGAACTTGGCCGACTTTCTTGAAGATTACGAGGGGGACTAAACCCCCTCTTTTTAATGGAGATGTACGGACTATTGACACGGGCATGTAGGGGTGTATATTAGATATGTAAGCAATCAACCCCATGAAATTATTTTTATTTGGCATCGGCGTTAGTCTTCTTTATTTCGCTGTTACAACGCAGGCATTAGAAGACATGACCCGTCAAGACTGCGAGGTTCATCACATCCAAGCGGCGTGTTCGGCCTTAAAAAAATAGAAGCAAGGCGGCCAACCCCTGACCGCCCCACTTCACCGCCATCGACCTGACCACGGCGGCATATTTAATTTACCTATGACCGACTCAGAAGTCTTAAACACATTTCGCACCGCCGAACAAAACGGCGGCAATTTTATGACCTATTTAGCCCGTGCTGGCATTGCAGCCGACCCTATTAATAGAGCCAAGCTCTTAAGAACATGGCCTGAAATTCATCAAACGTATGGCCCTGGATCTGCTTTATATAAGGAGGCAGCATGACACAAGGCAGCGTTCAAATCTCTAACGAGCAATACCACAAGCCTGACGGTGCGATTAGCTCAACAATGGTGAAGACTATGCACAAGGTTGGGCCGTGGGCTTTTTGGAATACTTATTACAACCCAAAACGACCTGAAAGGAAAACAAGTCCTGCTTTAACACTTGGCAGCTTGACGCATTGCGCGGTGCTTGAACCTGACGAGCTGAAAAAACAGTTTATGGTCGTTAGCTCCAGAGCCACCAAGAAAGGAAAAGAAGAAGCCAAGCAAGCTAAGGATGAAGGTTTAACGGCTGTTACTCAAGCTGATTTAGATTTAGCTTTTGCAATGCGTGATGCTGTTCATGCTGATAAACAAGCAAGATCGTTTTTAGAAAGTGGAGCAGCAGAAAAATCATGGTGGAGCGTTGACGAAGCCACGGGTTTAGACATTAAGGCACGGACAGACTGGGTAACAAAGAGAACGATTGTTGACCTAAAAACGAGTAGAAGCGGCGCGACTCCTGACGAGTTTGCAAAAGCGGTTGCTAATTTTGGCTATCACATCCAGGCGGAGCACTATCTCCAAACCACAGGGCTAGATCGTTTTGTGTTTTTAGTTGTTCAATCAGAATTTCCTTTTGATGTTGCTTTATATGAATTAGATCAAGACGCAATGGATGAAGGAGCAAGAGCAAGACGTAAGGCACTCGATCAGATCAGTGAGTGTCAAATTGCCGATCATTGGCCAGGACATTCTGAAACAGGTGTTCAAAGCCTAAGCCTTCCACGGTGGGCCTTTTCAAAAACAACCCCTAATTAACATGACTTTTTCAGATAAGCAGGTTCAGCTTTTAAACGAACCCATCAATAAAAGTAACGTCTCAGAGCGTTGGGCCGATAAGGAAAAGACGTTTAAGCTTTCTTATGTTGAAGGCTGGCACGTTATAAAAGAAGCTAATAGGATTCTGGGTTTTGACGGTTGGAATAGTGAAACCGTTGACTTGAGAATGGTTTATGCAGATGAAAAAGTTGTTTCCTATATAGCCAAGGTAAAGATCACGGTTGGGGATGTCGTTAGAGAAGGCATTGGTGCAGGTCATGGCCGTATGGGTGGGATTGGCGATAAGCATGAATCAGCAGTTAAAGAAGCCGAGACAGATGCAAGGAAACGGGCGTTCATGCAATTTGGAGATCAGTTTGGTCTGTCTTTATATGACAAGCATCAAGCATGGGCCAAGAAAGCACCAGCTCCAAAAGAAAAGCCTCCTGTTAAAACAGCACCACCAGAGAAAGATGACGGCGAATCATTAACAAAACAGTTTCTTGCTTATTTAGAAAAGAACCCTAAGAAGACAAAAGCGTTAAAAGAGAATTTAAACAATCGCTACGGTCAAGGAAAGATCAACGAAAAGCAACGTGATCAAGTACTTGCTGCAATCTTGGAGGTAGAAGATCAATGATTGAATATTTAAGACCAAAAGACCTTGCTAACCGTTACGGGATTTCGCTATTCACGTTGCAACAATGGAGAAAGAAAACGAGAAAGGGGGAGGCAACTGGGCCTCCATTTGAGGACATAGGCTTAACACCGTTAAAACCTTACGCTCCTCGGATTCGTTACCGACTCGTTGATGTCATCGAGTGGGAAGCGAAAAATAACATAACCCCAAGTTCTACGGACTAACCCAATGGATTCTGCTTTTACAGCCCGCTTTCGTCTTATACCAAATAAGAAAAGGAAAAGCGGCAACGATTGTGATCGTTACTTGATTATTGATTTCACACCAAAAGATGCTAAGGATGCGGCCAAGTGGTTGCTTGCTCAAGCTGAAAAATGTGAAGTTCCAGGTGGATCAACAATCAGAAAATATAGCTCTCGTACCGATTACGATGAAATTCCTGGCTTTACTTTATTCGGTAGCCAGTGGTCTATTAATCCTGATTCTAATGATGACTGGACAGACGGTAGAGGAACAATTTCTCCTAGAGCCTAAACATAAAAAGCCCCTCAAACGAGGGGTCTTTTTTTTCCAATGCAGACCCTACGGTGGGTCTTTTTTTATGGTAGCGAGTACAAACTAAAAAACCCCTAGCAGTAAGCAAACTAGAGGCTTTAAAGTTTTCAACTCCCAAACCCTTAAAGCTTGAGTTCAGTGGAGCCTTGCCAACTAAACAAGGGACAGACTTAGTTGTAATCAAATTATAGCCCGATTAATCGCTTAATCAAGTTTTTTTTTTACGGGTGTAGCGCAAGCCAGCTTTGCTTTTAGAACATGGATTTCATCAAAGCATCTAGCAATAATTTTCTGCTGCTCGAGATGGCATCTTGCTACGGCCTCAACGTAGAGTTTTAATTCATTTATATCCGTAGAGGCTTGCAATTCTCTTATATCTTTCTCCACTTCAAGCTCTTCTTCTAAAGTCGGAGGAAAGGAAGTCAAAATCAATTTTAATTGGGGAGAAAGATCGGACATGTTTTTTCTTTTAGTTCTAGCAATCTTTTCTGCCAATTTCCATGTTCAATTTGTTGCCGTTTCAGCTCTTGGCAGTGAGGACAGTTACATTCCGTCTTCAAGCTCAGCGGCTTTCTCTGTAAGTCCTGTAAATAGTCCATGCTGCGGGTGATCTTTATGGTGTCTGCCGTCTAATACATACAGCCTATCCATTCTGAGCATCCTTTCATGTTGTTCTTTTACTGTTTTAATCATTGAAGTTTCGTTGTCTCGTTCGGGAAGAGTCTAGCTTCTATAAATGCCACGGCTTCATCATCTATCTTATTTGTTGATTGTTTCGCGGCTGCTTTCAAGATGGATAGCACGAATTTTTTACCTTGATTTGAATTTAGAAATCCGTACAAGATCGGCCTAAAGACTTTGAGTAGCTTTTTCATAGGAAAGGATTAGAGTATTTCTGTAATTTACTAATGATGCAAGTAAGTTATTAATCATCGAGGTGGGACTTGATGCAATAAAGAACCCTTAACGAGTAGAGGCGTTAGGGGTTTTTATTTGTTCCCAATACTTTACAAGCGTTTCCAGCTCTTTAATTCTGGCTTTAGCCCTTGCTATCTGTTCCTCCATCCGCTTGGGTTCCTCTTTACTCCTTCTAATCTAGCAACGTCCTTCTCTATGGCTGATAAGCGGTGAAATATCTCACGAAAATTACCTTGATTACGATTGGAACGATTAGCTAAGACCATTAACGCTCCAGAAATAGCTGCCCCAACAAGTGCTGCGAGTAGTTCTTGAGGCATTTTTAACCTTTTATGTGTAATCTTAGACTACTGTTTCTAGTTTTCCATGCCAGAGCCAAAAGCAGACGAACCAAAAAAGAAGAATCCTCTTCAAAAACTAAAGGATGGTTTAGATGATAAAGAAGAACAACTTGCTGTCTTATCTACGTTTGTAAGGTTAGGAGTTGTAGTTTGGAGTGGATTTATTTTAACGTTAAACTACGTTACGATCCCAGGTTTAGGAGAACAAGAACGCATAGATCCGACTTTTATTGCATCTGTTTTCACTGGTGCGCTGGCGAGTTTTGGACTTGAGACAGCAAAAAAGAGAGGTGATGGAACGTATAAAGCAGATGAAGAGAAAAAGAAAGCAGAAGCCGCAGCAGGTCTTGGCAATGGTGTTCCTTATACCATCATAAAAGTAGAAACTCCTATACGATTAGTACCAGATAAACCACGTATTGATCCTATTTCTGGAAAAGAAGTAGATCCACAAACAGGCAAATTAACATGAAACGCTTCTTTCCTTTGTTGTTGCTTTTGGCTTCAACCCCTGCTTATTCCAATGTGGTGCATAAGCTAACCAGCTCTACAAAACTTATTACTGATGGAGCGTATAGCGTTTCCAGTCGTGGTCCTGCTACTTATACAGTTTCAGGTTCTAATATTAAAGTCTCTGCTGCAAATGGAAGTGTATTTGGTGGACTAACTGCACCCACAAGTGTTACGGCAAGTAGTGCCATGACAGAAGGTACCTACGACATAAACACTGCTGGATCGGCCTTCAGTTTTAGTGAATCGTTCCAGCAAGGGGACGTAGTAAACCCTATTAATACTGGCTCGGATGTCAGCAGTGGAATTGTGGCAGATCTGGCGGCTTTCGCCACGACCACTACTTACTCAGGGGGTGTTGCAGGATCTCTCGCTGGTACAACCGTAGCTAATCATACTTCGACCTGTACTGCTGGAGGAGCAGGAACATCCTGCACAAATCAATTTGTAAGTGAAATCCAGCTATTAGACTAGTCATGCACAGGCTTTTCTTGCTTTTGTTTTTAGTGCAATCACCTGCACTAAGTGTTCCTGTGGTCCCAAATTTTGCATCTGGGGTTACATCGTCTCGAACTGAGACTAAAAGTAAGACAGTGGAGACAATTGTAAGCCACGACTACAACACAGGATTCACTTATTCATTGTCTGGGACAGGGGTTTCAGCTACTCCCAACAGCCTTTTACCAGATGCAACCACCGTTACAGGTACAACTAATGGAACAAGTTATGTATGGACTGGATTAGACCTTTCTTCTCAATCAAAACCAACAATGAGCTTGACTGTTCCAGGTGCAAGCTTTCAACTGGTCGAGAGTTACAGCGCACCAGGACTTTCAAATATAACAACAGTGGTAAGAGAAACAGACCAAGAAAGTATTACCGATACGGTTTCATCGTTCAGTCGTTAATTATACTTTTCAACTGCAATCCTGTTAAAGCACAAGGTAATAGTGCTACTGCGGCTCCAGTCGCTACAAGTAGTGGATCAGTTACGAACCAAGCTATACAAATGTTGACAGGTCCATTCCCTACCAACACTTATGGAGGGGGCATCTCTTGTCAGGGGCCAGTATTTAATCTCTCTCCATTTGTAACTAACTCGCACACTTTTAACAAACCAAGAGAATTTTACTACTCAAGTCCTGTTTACGATCCAACAGACGATGATGATAATGGAGTTCCTGATAATCCTGGCAATATTTTATATTGGAACGACTATAATCGTACTGGACAAAAAGATAATTTTGCTCTCAATTTAGGATTTTCAGCAACATTCAGTATCCCCTTGGATCGGGAGCTGCAACGTAGATGCAAAAGAGCAGCTCTAACACAGATCAAATATATGGAACAATTAACGGCTAATAAGATTCTTGATTTTCAACTTAATCGTTTAAAGCACTGCTCGGAGCAACGTAAACTTGGAGTTTCATTTGCAAGGAACAGTGCTGCATATTCAATTTGTTCAGACGTAGTATTTAGTCCCATTCCAAGTCAAGTATTACCTCATAAACATGCAATATCACAATCTGACTCTAAATAATTACCTCATGGAGTTTTACGCTCCCTTCTAGAAATCTTTTTCAAGACCTCAGGCGTTACCTGAGCAAATGTCATCGGGCTTACCTCTACTCAATTCGAGGCGGTCAGCAACGGATTACTGTTCTCTTAGCTATCCATGAGGTTTATCCTTACGACATTTAACTTGCGTTAAATACACGCTCTATTCCAATTAAGGTCAACCCGTCACTTTGCGGATGTAAGGATGATTTTATTTTACCTTATTTTTTAACGGTGGCAAACCCTTCTTCTCCCGATAAGAATTAGCTGTAACTTGTGATTGAGTTAGTTTTACAGGCTTCTTACCAAGTATTTTTTGCACTTTCTTCATTGCAGTTTTAATTGCTGGTTTAATTGCTTTTAAAAGAATGTCTGCTAAAGGCTTTGCGAAAATAGCTGAACTCGTTGCAACAACAGCAATCCCCCCTGTTGTCATTACGACTCCAGCATCAGGTAGACCATTAACCATCTGAGTGACGATTGGTACGTCTTCATAAAGAGTTATACATTTTTGATTAGTTAATTGGTACCCAGAGATTCTTTGTTTCCCTTCATTGACGAGTTCGCCTGATCGATTTTCTCCAGCAGGAGGGCAATCATTTCTTTTCGGTGGTGCAGGTATCGTTGGTTTGAGTTCTTCTTTTGTCGAATCCTTTTTCTCATTGTTCCTGTTTGGGACAGGTGGTGTCCCTAGTGTATTGCCATACGGAGGTAAATCCATAGGAGTGTAATTAGGAAAAGTTTCTCCACTGCAATAGACAAGAACCCCTGCCTTATCGTTGCTAACTAAAGATTCACCTGTATTACCTTTATTTGCGTCCTCATGCGCTTCAACACAGCCAGGAATATCAACAATAGGGAAACCAATTAAAGGCAATACAGAAGGAGGAGGAGGGACATCTATCTCTTTTATTTGTATTGGTTCGATATTGATTGTGTTTGCATCCCTGATGCTGATGTCAGGTATTTGACTCACTTAGCAATCGTTCCAATCAGCAGCAATATCACTTGCAACATTTCCTGCCTGTTTCCTAGCCTGTCCAAAGAAGATCCCTGCCAAAACGGGACCGATAATAGGGATACCAGTAATGGTGGGACTGACAGAAGCAGATCCAACGTCAGCAATCATCATGCCATTTGATTTCCCTTGCGCTCGTTTTTCAATACAGGAAATCTGTTTTGCTGTGAGCTTTCCTCCTTCTCCTTGAGGATAAATTGCAAACTGAGCTACCTCTTGTTTATGTGTATATTTCTTCTTTACGCCACCATTAAACGTAGGCTTTTCATCATCAATAATCAAAGTCTTTAGTTTTGGATCGTGCTGCTTGCTGGCAAATGTCCATTCCTCTGCACCATCAGCCCCCACATTACTTCTAATTTGAATTGAACTGTAAGGAGTACTAGAAAGCTTGGCTATATCTGGAATACCAGAATCCTTACGTGCCAGCAGGTTTAACGTATAAAAATTACTGGCTACTAGCCCTATCCCAAGGACAAAGCTAGTAAAGCCATGAAATGATTTAATCAAAACGGTAGGGCTGGCCCTGTACTTGTAGGAAGTTTAGGTAAATCTTTTGGTATTGGCAAAGATTTAGTTACTTCATTAATTACTTTTTGCTTAATGGAGTCTTGATTCAACCAAACATAGGTCAAACCACCAGCCCCAACCAAGAAAGCAGCAAAGGAAATACAAGAGATCACATCAATGATTGTTCTTTTCATTCTTCTGATGTTTTTTCAGTATTTGTCGTTAAAGATTTTCCAAATTGCAAACCACCTTCAATCATTGCAATTTTTTGACTAGCATCAGCAACTACAGATTGAGCTTGCACTAAACGATCCTTTTGAGTTTTCAATTCCTCTTCCCATTGAAGAGATAATTTTTGCACTGCTTCATCAACCATGATTAACTATTCCATCCAGATCCAGTCTTAATATACACATCATCTACTTCTGTCCATGTATCAGATGCAGTTTTAATGTATATATTTGATGCTTGTGACCAAGTAGACGCACCAGTTTTTATATAAATAATGTTTGTTGGATCAACTGGGGCTGCACCTGCGGATGCACAAATAACAGGTAAAGACCATTCAACAACATCTAACGAATAACTATTGACTGCTGCTTTTGCGTCAACAAAAACTGAAGGTAGACTCCACTCTACATAATCTAAACTTTCAACATTAGCCTTACTCGGAAGTGCCATTTCTTACCTCCAAAGGTGCATAAGCCTCTTCAATGGCCTTGTCCATTGTTGCTTTCCTTTCGTCTTCAATTCTTTCTTTTTCTAACTCATCGTCTACAACCGCATCTATCTCAGCTTGTGTTGAATTGTCAGGCATTTTTAATTTCTTGTCGTAAGTATCACTTATTTTAACTGTGTAATACTTAAGACCTCTTGCAGCATCAGTTATAGAAAGAATTTCGTAAGTCATAATTAAGCTTGCGTTGCACTAAAGGTATCGTAAAAAGAATCCCCACTTCCGGCACGATACGCTCCAAGTGTGATTTCTAAAACTCCTGCTGCTGTAGGAGTACAGGTTGCAGATATTTGTTGCCACGTATCAGCCGCAGCAGTTGTATATGCGGATGTATTTGAAACACCTATTAGTCCGTTAGCTTTAATATGAATACCGGGGAAAACATTTGTAGATGATCGTCTTACATAAATGGAAACTGTCAGTTGGCTTCCTCCATTAACAGCAACTTTCCCAAGTGAAAATTCTTGAGGTGTTGTACTCGTAGTACCTAAGCCAGAACTCAATTCTTGCTTCCAAGATTTACCGCTACCCGGTTGAGTTGTAGATGTTTCAGCATAGACAGTATGATTTTTATAGAAAGATCTTAGATCGCCTGATGTTTGGTCATAATCGGAAACCCATACATAACCATTAGCAAGACTGCCTGTACCTATTTCTGTTCCAGTCATATTCATTGCCAAATTATGTAACTTCATATAAGAGTTAGCTTGAGGTCTTACTTCTTTTGCAACTTGCCCACCTAAAATAACGACTGGCTGCGTAGGGTTGGCGTTAGTGTTAAAAACGCTGTAGGAACCACCATTGCTTATCATTTTATCCGTATCAGTCAAAATAGTATGTTGTAGATTATTGATCGTTATCCCAGAAGCTAACTTCATGGCATAAGTACCTCCCTCGATATAAACATTGTTGATAACAATATTTCCTCCGACATCTGAATGAACGACTAAAGAACCATCATTTGAACCACTATTAAGTTGTTGCATACATCCTCCGTAATAATTCTCTATTTCCATATCATTTTTGGAAGTTATTCTCAAACCTTGTGCTGACACACCTTTCATATCAATTGTATGGAAATGTAAAAACTCAGGAGACCAA